AGACATCTCTAAATTGTAAAAGATCTGATATATCATTACCACTATTCATATCTAAATTATAACCATAAATCCAGTTAGTCCATACATCAAAGATACTTTTAATAGTAGCATCGGCATCCATGATAAATGAAAATGTTGCTTCACTAAAAACTGCACCGTATGCATACTTCAGAGTAGGAGTGTTGGTAACTCTATACTCTGATGTCGATAGTTGCAAACCAGGTAGAGTTGCTTCATCGGTATATAATCTCATCAACTCACGATTGGATTTTAAGTCAATTAAATTATTGGCAAGTAGTTGATTGTATAATGGTACAGCTGCACTAATCTCAAACCGAACATCATAAAAATTATTTAAACTGAAACCATATTTTTGAACTGCGCTTTTAAATTCAGCGTAGTTCGACATTTCTAGTTCTAATCCTCTAATACTCATTGAGATGTTTCTCCCCAGACTGATGATTTACTGTATTGTTGATACATACCTTTCCTTCTTGAAACAAAATTCTCAACGGGAAGAAAGATAGCTGTTTTATAATCTTCTCTATTTATTTTATACATCGGAGTTTCTAGTCCTTCGATGACATAATTGTGGTAACACTGTTTAGGAAATCTAACGCTACCTTTCTCAAGACCAAGTATTACATTCATCCTAGACCTGTAACGAAGATAATGTAGGTTAGCACCATAAAATTTAGGTCCACCACTCAATACATATACTAGGGGAAACTCATCATAGAATTTTAACTTTCTTGCATACGTTGCCTTATACTCAAAAAGATAAAGATCACCAGCAGAAGGAACCATAGTTTCTTCCATCTGTGTCATGTCTGAATACAAATCAGACCGTTGGAATTGCATCCTAACGGCATCTCTATACCAAGAGTAGGACCTTGGTTCTCCTCCTGCTAAATCTTTTATCTCTTGAAAGATACTCATACCTTAAGCTCGTCCTCTGTGATTAACATGAACTTATAATTTCTATCTTCACAAAACTCCTGAGCAGCTTCCCACTTAGCTTTATTTTTTGCGTACTCAGTAACTTCATTGATGTATCTTTTAGTCACCTTTTTTTGAACCTTAGGTTCTCTAGTTTGCTTTTTTGGTTTCACTTCAATAAGATACTTCTGGATGTTGTTATTAACATCTTGAACTTTAATATAAAAGTCAACAAAGTATCTATGAACTTTACCGTCTAGCGGAGATCTGTATGGTATTACAATCTCCTCACTACCCCATTCTAGAATACTTCTATTCATGTCACAGTATTTCATAAACTTAAGTTCCCATGATGACCTATAAATAATATTTCTATGATCACCACGATACTTTTTAATATTTCTGGGAGAGAATCTTCCCTTTAAAGTATTCATATATAGCTATAGGAAAATGTCATACAAATATTTATGAGCAGAAGAGAATATGGGTCATCCCCAGGCTTAAACTCAGATAATTTATATTGGCCTTCTAATCTGGTCGATACGTATGATTATATGCAACTTGATATATCTAATTTTAGACCCAGCGCAACGGCTAACTCACCAAGTGCTACAGAAACTCCTAGTACTCCATCATCAGGAGGACTGGGTAGTTTCTTTCCGTTCGGACTTGAATTACCATTCATATCATTTACATCATCTGTATTAAACAGGGAAAATACTATACTATTACCAATTCCTGAAGATTTATCCTTTAAAGATAATCCTCAGTGGTCGGACCAAGCAGTTGGTGTGTTGGGTAAGTTCGGACCAGAAGTTTTTAAAGGATTAAGCGGTAATGAAAGTGCTGCAGAAGTGACTGATAGCATTCAAAAACTTGCATCAGCTGGCGCAGTTGGAAAGTTACTGGATTTAATTAAAAAAACTGGAGCAGATCCTAACGCAGTAACACAAAACATTAATGGTAAGGTTGCAAACCCTTACATGGAACAGGTGTTCAGTGGTGTTGGTCTAAGACAATTTGATTTTAATTGGAAACTAGTTCCAAGAAATGCTGATGAACAAGCATCAATTCATAGTATAATTAGAAAACTAAGAGAGTCTGTTCTACCAAATAAAAATGATGCGTTTAATGATGGTGGTGAATCTGGATTTGGTTCTGGTACAGATAGATGGTTAACAGTACCAAAAGTTTTTGATATTACTTGGAGAACAAAAGGCGAAGAGATAACTTCACTACCAAAACTTAAGAGTTGTGTATGTAAAGATATCCAGGTTCAATTTACTCCAGATAATGTTTGGGCAACACATATGGTTTCAGAAGATAATCCATATCCAGTTGCTTACAACTTAACATTATCATTCGGTGAGATGGAAATTATAACTAGCGATCTAGTAACACAAGGATACTAAAAATGTTTTTTACAGCAACACCAGACTTTCTATATCCAGACTTTAAAGAACGTGGAAAGTTTAAACTTTCTAAGAATCTTTTTAGAAGAGTAAGAACTAGAGATAGTTTTAATGCAGTCTATGCATCTTCAAAACAATATACTATAACACCAGGTGAAACTCCAGACTCCATCGCATATGACAAACTCGGTGATGGTAGTTACTATTGGGCGATTCTACTATTGAACAACATACTTGATATGCAAACTCAGTGGCCTCTAGCTAATGATGAGTTAGATAAACACATCGAAGAAGTATATGGAGATCTAGCAGATAAACCTAGACACTGGGAAACAAATGAGATCAAAGACATTGATGGTAATGTCGTACTCGAACAAGGAGTTATTGTAGAAGTATTTCAAAATAGAGCAGACCAAAATCTAGTAACATACTATCCAAAAATTAGAGATCAGACTGGTGGTATAGTTTCATCTTTTGAAATAATTAATCCAGGTTCTGGATACTCTGTCGGAAATAGTATACCAACTCTTAGTGTTGGAAAAGATCTTCAGATAGATATCACATCAGTTTCTTCTTCTGGTGGAATCACTGAAGCAGAAATTTCAGATGCTACAGGTGAAAATGGAGTTGGTTATAACGTAGGAGACTTGGTTACAGTTGGAGCTGGAAATAAAAATGCAGTTCTAAAAATAACTGGCGCATCTAGTCTAGAGAAAAACTGGGAGTATACATATGTCTATTCCACTACAGAATCATATGATGAGTCAGGTAATCTAACAGGACGATCTGTTACATATAGAACAGCAGATGAAACTAATTTAACTAAAGTAACTAATAGAGAATACGAAACTTCTATTAATGAACTTAAGAAAGAAATTTTTATTCCTACATTTAATGCTGTAGAAGTTATGGAACAGGAGATTACCAGATTGCTCCGTTATGATACAGAGTATAAGATAACAAAAGAAGGATATAGATTATCTGAAGAGGTATAAAAAAAGGGGGTCGTTAGACCCCCTTCTCTGTATCAATCATCTTCTTCTGCAAGTGCAGCAAAGAAACCTAGATCAGCTTCTTGTTCGGTTGCAGTCACCCGAGGTTGAACGGGTTCCTCACGAACTGGTTGAGGAGCAGGACGAGACATTGTAATGTCTGGATCATTGAATCCTCCACCCATCGGAGTATCGAAGACAGCTTCGTCTTCTTGAGTCTCTGTATCAATACGAGGTTGAGACTTTGCAGTCAAGACTGCAGCAAGACGTTTCTCAAGTTCATCAAAAGTTTTGAAGTTGGAAGGATCAGTAAATGCAGTCAGAGAATACTGTTTACTGTAGATTGATTCCAGTTTATCATCATCAAAGTTACCAAGAGTTCCTTGTGATGCGAACTCAGAAGAATCATAGTTCCAGTAACCTGCAACCTTCTTGATCTTCAGTTTGAAGTCAGCACCCTGCCAGAAATCAAACGGGTTGATAGGAGTTTCATCTTCAAACTCAGGTTGCATTGCAGCAATGATCTTGTCGTGAATCTTCTTACCATACTTGAACAGGAAGACTCGACCCTCATTCTCAGGATGGAGAGGATCACGAACAACATAGATGTTGCTGTAGTAAGACAGTTTACGTTTCTGTTTCCGAGCGACTTCCTTATCGGAATCACGACCACTGTTCCAGAGTTGACGATTCAGATCACCAACAGGATCAGACTTGTTAATAGTGGTCAGAGAGTTTTCAATATACCATCCACCAGGTCCTTGGAAGGCGTGACTGAAGACTTTTGCCCAAGGCATATCTTCACCTTCAGGTGCGGGAAGGAAACGAATTACAGCATAACCATTACCAGACTTATCAAGTTCTGGTTTCCAGAGACGGTCATCAGCACCTCCAGACTTCTCACTGTTGGAAATCTTATCCAATTCTTGAGTCAGTTTATCGAAGGAAGATGCAGAATTTTTTTTGAGTGCAGCGAAAGACATGTGTGTTCTCCGTATTGTGTACGTATTTGGCCTGTGGTGTTTCCCGACCACCTGGCTATAGTACCAGGTTTCGGGGGTGGTGTCAAGGTTCCTCGACGAGTTTTTTCATCAGAGAAATCTCCTCTCGCATACGGCGAAAGACTTGACTAGCATCCGTCTCTCCGGCTTGAGCAACGAATGGCAGAGTCCTAGTTAACATAGTTACAAACTCCTTAGCATCATCTTCTGATGAATACCTTGCTCTAAAGTAAAGCATTTCTTGGAGTTCTATAAGTCTTTCCATTTTAGAAAGATATTCTTTTCCACCTTCTTGAGAACGAAATTTATAACTCGACATGAGGTCATGGATGTCCTCATATGTTTGCATCATTTCTGCTGCTTCTGATCGAATTATTTCGTTGTTAAAAAATTCCATGTGTTAAGAAGGATTCTCTTATATTTAGTTCGTTCTATTGAGATGAAAGGTTCGTATTTCACTACTCTTTTTTTAACTTCGGGCCACACAATAGGTTCAGAAATTTGATTAGTGAAATGTGGAATGTAATTGATTAACTTCTGAAGTATAACCATACTCTCAAGACTTACATTTCCAGCAAGATGTTCTTTTAAAATAATAGGATGTTGTCCGTTTTCAATTTTAAATAAACTATCAAAGTCTTGAGAAATATCTGATAGCGAATCCATTTCATTCTGAAAGACAAAAGACATACTCTGAATTTTGTTTTGCCACTCAGAGTATGTCTTTGATTTGTTTGGGTTTATGTTTCCTATCCAACAGTTACTGTCTTCTACAAAATGACTTACAAGAAACTGAACTATTTCATCTTGTTTATATTTTGTTCCAAGTTTTTTGAAAAAATACTTATCCTTTCTATTCTCAAACGACTTTAGACTAGCACGTGATTTACCATTGAATGTAAAGAAGTTATAGTTGTCTTTAGAGAAATGTAGTTTTAATGAAAGATAAATTTTGTATACTTCAAATCCATCCATATCAAATAGGGAGTTTCGCCTTAGAAGATTTCTTCATGAAAGAAAGTCTTTGAGCATCATACTTAATCTTTTCTTTCAAAGCTTTGGATAATAGTTTAGGAACTGATTCTATTTCAATCTCGTTCTCTTCGCAGAAAGTAAGAACAGCCTCAATGTAATTAAGTTCTCCGTTACTTTGCAGTACGATCCTCTCAATTTCTAGAGAGAATTTTGATGATGTCATAAACTTATCATTTATAACTTCATTGATGGCTTCTTTACTTTTACTCATTAGCAGATTTCCACTCTTGTATATACTGAGCAAGTTTTCTAATGTATTCTGATTTGTTTCGTTTTTCATAGACGACACATTCTCCATTTTCACAGGACATGATGATGACAAGTTTCTTGACTAGTATACCAGTCAATTCATATAACATGCAAGCATACGCAACTGCTTGCACAAAGTATCCTTCAATCCATTCTTCAGGTTTTGGTTTCTGAGATGTCTTGAAATCTATTACAGCGAGTTCCCCATCGTATTCAGCGATGCAGTCAACCGTACCTGCAATACCTAACCTCTTACTATATAGGGGAGTCTCAAGTGCGTGAATATTATCTATCCTGTTTAAATATGGTTTAGCAAACTTGAACAGAAACTCAGATAAAGGTTGAACCTCGGGAAGATCTTCATTCTTTAGATAGTATTCGGTGAGAGTATGCATATCAGTTCCTCTACTGGCAGCACGTCTCATCTTCTTATTGGCAACTTCTTCACCTACACGTGCTCTCCATGCTTTGATGGATTTAGCAGACTGAAAACTAGTAACTGTTGTTACAGAAACTAGTTTCATATCTTCCTCTCCAGGAATTTGATAGAATCTCTTACCGTCTATCTCAACTCGTTTAAGTTTATCTGGCAGATCAACCTTTACATGATTAAACATCAGAAACCAAGATTAATTTTATTAATTAAGTAACTACGAATCAGACCAGATCGTACAATATCTTCAATACCAAATTCAACCATACCAAACTCATCCATGAGTCTAAGAATACTCATAAAATCTATAACACCATTTCTTTCACCAGCTTTAACAAGGTCAGACTGACAGTGATCCCCACAGAAAATAATTTTACTATCTTCACCAACACGGGTGATGATTGAATCTAGTTCATGAAAGTTTAAATTCTGACACTCATCAACAATAACAATTGCACGATCAAGTGTAGTACCACGAAGGAAAGATGTAGACCAGAAAGATACAGTCTCCTGTGTCTTCAGATTTTCATAAAGCATTTCAAATGAAGGATCGTCTGGCATCTCAAACATATACTTCACCATATTCTTATAAGGAATCTGATAAAGAGATGCTTTGTCTTCATGAGTTCCAGGAAGGAAACCAATCTCCCGAGTAGCTACAAGTGAACGCACAACATATACTTTATCATATGGTGAGTCTTCTTTTAAAACTTCTCTGA